ACCCTCACCCGCCGTTTCATCCAAGTACAGGCGGTCGGGGAAGTCGCGAAACTCCAACACGCCGTTGGCGTTACGTGTCCACGAGTTGACACGCTCTTTCCCGAACCCCAAATCCATCGTGATGGAGTACCCCTTGGTGTTGGCGAGAAATTCCGGCGTTAAACAGATTTGAGTGTCGTTAGGACGCGCGGGGTCTGTACTGGGTACGGTGTAGCACCCGTAACGGCGCATTTCTTCGCTGAGCCGCGGGTCGTCGTAATTACGTTCTTCGTTCATATCATTTCCAAGATTTAGTTAAACAGCGTTCCGTTGGCGTATTTCATCACCCACACCGTAGATTCCAAGAGATAATCACCCTCTTTAGCCATATCCACCAGCCGCCAATACTGGGGAAATACGCGGCCCGCGGGGTCTTCTCCGGTGGTGGAGTTGTAGCGCACCTCCATTCGCGTAGCGCCAAAGTCACGGAACCCCAAGCGCGAAACGCGGAAGTGGTGTTCGTCATCAGGGCTGGCCAAGGTGACGGCGATAGCGTCAACCAGCGGTGCTACTTTCAACAACCCCTCAACGTCGGGGAACCCGGTGAAGAGTTTGATACGCACGTTGGCGTTGGCTGAACGGAGTTCGTTGACGACGTCGATCACACGCTGGGGGTAGTTCATCGGTTCACCGCCGATAATCTGGACCACGGGAAACTCACGCCCCAAGGCGCGGCCCGTGGAAATACACACCTTGCCCTGCTTCGCCCACAGGTCACGCGCCACCGCCAACACCTTCATTCCATAGGCGTCAACGGGCAACTCGTCAACGATCAGCCGACATATAGGTCCGCGAAGGTTCATCACCGTACTAATTTCAACAACAATTCAACCAGCCCCCAACATATCACCATCACGCCTATACACCCCATCACCAACTCAAACTTTTGGAGCCACGAAAGCGGGGTGATCTCCAACGAGTGATCGTATTCGTCCTTGGCTCGCCGCACCTTTTCTCTCAGGTACGCCAACCGCGGATCGCCGTGAGCGGTGTGGATGTCCCAGCGGACGTCCTTACGGTACAATTCGATAATCGTTTCGTCACCCCAACACCCGAATTTGACGGGCTGTAATTTGCTAAACGATATGCCGTCGATGAAATATTGCTCACCGTCGCTGTCCTGCGTGACGCTGGTGATGATGACCCGGCGTTGGAGGTAGGCCGTGATGAGTTGATCTTCTTGGAGATTGTTCGGTCTGCGTGATATCATTTTACGATTAGATTTCAATCGAAGGCAACGCTGCCTCCAATTCGTTTAACATTGTAGCCAACGCGTCGCGTGCGGCCGAGGCTTCGTCGTGCGTAGCGTAACCGCGCGAACTGATCGAGAGGAGCGGGGTGGCGTTACCATCCGGTTGGCGGAACTGGACCTTGAAAAAGTAGAACGGTTTCCAATCGTCAACGAATTCTTCCTCCACGGCCCCGTCGGGAACGGCGGTACGTTTAATCACCCGCCAACGAGCGTAAATCAACGAATTTTTGGGTTCTGTTCTGGTTTCAGCGCCAAGGTGCAGACCCACGAGGTTAAGCATATAACGCCATTTCATAGCCTCCCGGGAACCCAATTCGAGCATTTCATACCTTTTCCACTCGTCCATTTTGTCGGCGTGGAAGCGTTCGGGCGACGCCTCTTCGATTTGGCTGATATGTCGAATGAGCGTTGAGTTGACGACTTGGTTGTTAATCTTGATCCACATTTTCGGTTATCGGTTTTTGTCGTGTTTTACGGGTTTGTGTGATTCGGCTGGTGTCTTGTCTGCTTCCTTGGTAAAACGTAGGTCGCTCTGGAGGCAGAACGGGTACGGTACAGGCACGCAGTTGAGTTCTTCGCGTCGTGTTGGCGCTTTCCACTCACGCCGTTTACCCTTCACGCGTTTAAGAACGCTGGGTGGTATGAGGTCTTTTGGCGGTTCGTAGGCTGGTACGGGTGGCGGTGGAGGTGTTTCCACCACCTTCGGCTTACGACCACGACGCGTGGTGGGCTTCACGGTGTTGGCGGTGTCCTTTTTAGGGACTTTCACCCTCAGCCGGAGCAAACCCCTTCGCGACGCCGTACTGCGGACCGTAGCGATCGCCAAATCCCATTTAGCGCAAAACGCCTTAATATCCATCGTGGCGTAGGTTTCGATGAGTTCTTTCAGCGCTGGGCCGCCTTCGTAAAGCACGTCGCGCTGACCGGGTCGTCGGGACATATCACAAGTGGGTTAACGTGGTGTTATACTTAACGCGCTCTTCAGCCAAGAGGGCCAACAGACGTTCTTCGGAGCGCGACGAAGAACCTTCGTAGTGGTATTCTTCGAGTGTGAGTTCTACCTCAGCGTCGTTGTGGACGGGGTAGCCCTTACCGAGCGCCAACAGGCGGCGTTCAACCGCAGCCCGCTGGCGTCGTAGGTCCTCAATCTGGCGTATAATATCGGCCTTCGTCATCACCGCGCGAGTTTCAACATCCAGTCACGGAATTGGTACGGATAACCCGGTTCGTATTCAATCATACGTCCAGTACGCAGGTTACGCAGCGTGTAGGTAGGGAACAAGGCTTCAGGCTCACCGCCAACGATCAGGCACGGGTCTTCACCTTTACCAGCGTCTTCGAACATTTCACCTCCCAGACCAATAGGGTCGTCGTTGGCGTCGTCGTATACGATACCTTCTAATTCCAAGAAGTCGCGTTCTTCGTAGTCCAAACCGAGGTATTCAGCTATTTCGGGCCACGTCTTAACCTTCACGCGGCTGCCGATACGGTACAGGGGATTCATCACTTTTGGGGATTAAGTTCGTTAATAAAACGTTGCATTTTGCGGACTTCGCACGCAGCGACAGTCTCCTTGGCCATCAGCGTCTGGCGATACGCCTCGATAAGCGCAACGCGAAGGTCGTCTAACTGCTCACCGTTGATAGCTGCGTCGGCCAGAACGTTACCTTCGAGGTCGGTGATGTTGATGATAACGGCCGAACCGTAATACACACCGTCCTTCACGCTGGTGAGTCGATCCAACGCTTTCATCACGGCGTCGGGGCGCTGTACGTCGCTCTTGCGCTTCTCAGCGATAAACTGTTTGAGGGTTTTGGATTTCATTTTGATATACGATTTAGTTTTACAATCTTACGGCGGCGGCCAAATAGGCTTCAGCCTCGGTAACGCTGGGCGTTTCGGCATCCCAACCAGCGGCATACGCAGCAGCGATAAGCGTTTCGGCGGTCATGGCTATTTACGATTTAAGCGTTCCACTATACGGTCTATCACATACACGCCATACCCGATAACGAGCATCCCGAAGAGTTTTACCAACCCGTCACCGTACCAAATCAGGTTGATACCTACAAACGCTATCACGGCAACGATTATTACCAACATCCACGCGGCGCGTTCTTCCAACTGTTTACGATTCTTGTCCATTTTACAGAGTTTAGTTTCATTTTCCAAGAGCGAAGGTAGTGTAAATCTCCAAGACTTCAAAGAGAATCGCGAAAAATCCTCCAAGAAAAGCGAATTATTTTCGTAAACCGCCAACAGAAACCCCAGCTAACGGGGTGGATAAGTGTTAGCTGGGGAGTTGTAAAAATGAATAGTTATACCGCCTCGCGGCGTCTGGTGGAGTAACGTTGTTAGATGAATTTCCGCGCTATCCACTGGATGTACTCGTGTTCGACCTTGGCGCGTTCGGTTTGGCCGCGGTGGCTGCCCTGCTCACAGATATACGCCCGCTTGGCGATTTCGTAGCACGACTCAGCACCAATTTGCTCCATCATCCACTGGTACGGATCGAAGTCCTCTTTGGGACCCAGCCCGTTAACTGAGGCGGTACTGGTTTGAAGGTCGATGATGACGATCGGGACCTGAGGATTGTAACCGCGTTTGGGGTAAAGCGTCAACCACTCACGGTATACACCGTCGTCGTATTGTTCTATTCCGTAGGTAGCGATGATACCGTTGGAAAGGCACTTGCGGTGGCGTTTGTACGCTTTGTATACACGCTTACGAATACGCTGTACCGCTTCGTTCCACTCCATTTCGTCAGGGCTGGTTTTCTCCAACCCGAACAAATACCGCCACCAGAAGAAAGACGGGCGGTGTTCCACGATCAGCACCACGACGATAGCCAAGGCGCACACCAGCGCGGCGAATAATGTCGATTTGTCGTCCATTTTGGTCTTGAATTTTCGTTATCGCTTTGCGAACGTTACCTTGTACCACCCGGCTCCTGCCACGGCCACAAATCGTACGTTACGATCCTCCGGGTGCAGGGAGATGTATACCGCGGCTGAGGTGTTGGCGAACGCTGGAACCACACCTGTATCAGGGTGCGACGTCACAGCAGCTATTTCTGTTGCGGTCATCTTCTCCACGACGGTGTCTTCACGCACGTCGAAGCCCAGCGAACGGATGGCGCCCAGCACGTAGTCAGAATCGTCAACGCGACGCTGCAACTCGGCCATCATCGCTTCGTAGTCCGTGCGGAACTCGGCGAACGAACGTACCGTGGTGGTCGTGGTTACAGGCTTACCGACCAAGTCGTCGCCAACCATCACCAAGTTACGAACACGGTCATACATACCGTCGGCCACGGGGACCACTTTCGACGCCTGCCAACCGAGCGTTGTAACCTTTTCGGTGACGTAGCGTACACGCTCGTCGCGCTCACGGTCTAAGTTGACCAACACGTCAGCCTCCGCTCCGGAGATCAACTCGATAGGTTGGCCATTCCAACGATTTTTGAAGTCTTGAATTTCCATTACTTCTTGAATTTAGATTTTTGCTTTTTGTTGAACTTGTGCTGCGGTACGCGCCCTTCCTCACGCGTGAGTTCGTGGTCTTCGTCCGCTGTCTTATTAAACTTTGAACGCCAAAAGTCCACTTCGGCGTCAGCGCGCTGTTTAGGTGCTTCCAAGACTTCACGCTGTTTAGCGATACGCTGGAGGAATAGCTGCTTTATGGCCTCGCTGGAGGTACGTTCTTGCTCGGTGAGAGGTTCGGCCTTAACGTCTTCCACTTCGTCAACGCCACTCACCGCGTGGTTGTGTTGAATACGGTTGAAGTCGTAATTCATCGACGATGGGTACTCCATTTCGGCTTGGGGATCGTATTCGTCGTTGGTGGGCATAAACCGGGCGTAATACGAGTTGTGGAGGCCAGCGACTAATTTCGCCAAGTCCCAATTCATACGCGCAGCCACGCGGCCAAGGATTATCTCCTTGAGGTTCACGGATTTGTATATAGTTTGCTGGATGTGGAGGCGTATCTCGGTTTCGACGTTGACGTCTATGGCTCCGTTGATGAAGATTTGGTCGCCTTCGGCCTCTTTACGGATCTGTTCCAGAGTGCGTAGCATCGAATTATAGGCGTCGTTCGAACGTAGGGCCTTATACCGCGTCTTCATCTGGGTGTACATCCAGCTGAGTTCCTCTAAGCGAGGGCGTTTCGAATACAGACGCACGTCTTGGACGCGGTTACGGAATTCTTCGCGGCGTTTTTCGATGTCGTTGATGAACCGTTTTAACACGTCTTGGACGTATTCCAACTCTACCTGTATTTCACGGCTTTCGGCTAAAATACGGACCACTTCCTTGGGGGTGAACATCTTCCCCAAAAGTTCCTTAATGTCCTCTACCAGCGTCACGTCCGAGCAGTTTAAGGCGTCGAATTCGCCACGCTCTTCACGGCGGCGTTTACGGGCCAACTCAAACGATCCGCGGGCGACGGCCAATAAGCGGTTAGCCGTCAACTGGACCTTACGTCGGGCGGCGTACATTTCGAGTATCTCTTCGCGTTCGCTGGTAGACAGGTGTTTTATATTCTCACGCAACGTCCGCGGGAACCACATCAGGTTGATCTCTGTGCCGTCCGACGCCAAGACGTGAATACGCTTTAAGGTCGACGATTCCTTCATCACCAGATATTTCTTCCAAGCCACAGGGTCAGTGATTTCCGGAGGTATAGGGGCGTTGAGGAGTTGTTTGAAATCTTTTTCCATCGTGTTTTACAATTACTTTTCTTGGAAATAATAACTGTTGGCGTCAACCGTCTACTATTGTAGGGTCGTTGGAGTCTTCGTTGGCGTGATGTAGGTATAGCGGTGGTGCCACTTCGTTACGATAATCCATGAAGGCCCAGCGGTTGTGGTCGCCACTGAGGGCGCCAAGCAATTCACGATCCCGCCAAATGTTGTTACGTACCGGGAAGGGTTGGCGGCGCATACGTACAGGGACCACGCCGTAGGCGATGGTGTTACGCGCCGTACCTTCGCTGACCTTTACGGCATCGGGTACGGTTAAGCGAAACGCCTGACCCGCGTCCTCTGGGTAGAGTACAGGGATCAGGAGTCCGTCGCGTGTTTTATAGATTTCGTATTTCATTCACTACACTTTTTCTCGTAGAACAACCGCCAACGCCAATACGACATATAGCCTTCCCCCTTATACACATCAATTTTTTGACCACACTCGGGGCACCAAACATAGTCTGGAAATAGAAGCGAATAACGCGAGACGATTTCCTCATGCCGAAATAATACCTTCGCGCCGCACAGTCTACAACGCTTTTTGTACGCCGGGTTGCCATAGTAGTTTTTCCGGCGTTGTGCTTTGACGTAGTGTTCTAACGCCCCCTTCTTGAGTGTTATCATCGCTTTTCGTTTTGACGGTTTTCTTTTTCTCGTTCACGCACCAAAATCCAACGCAGGCGGTTGGCCAGTTCAACGCACTGTTCTGGGGTGTACACGACGTGTGCTTGGTTGATACCTGCTTCGACCTCCAAAAGGTCAACTACTAAACGCAGGTCGTTGACGCTCAACCGGACGTTGTTACGCGGTGTAGTACAGGGCGCAGGGCCTTTTCGCTTACTCATACTGCTCATATTCGTCAACCAGTTCTTCTGCCGTTAGGCGCAGTTCGCCAGCATCGTGTGTCATACACCGACACCACTTATCACCGTTCGAAGCGTAGCGGATTTCTTCAACGCGCAGGCGGATAGACACGGGCTTCGTCCAAGGATCGACGTCAAAGTCGTAGATCGTTTTGCGCCACGTTTGGCCAACGCTTACCTGATCCACCGCGGCGTAGTAGTCGCGAATCCCTTTACGATGGCGATACACTGTGAACACCGCGCGTATCATTCCTACAACGCCAACGACGATCAGCACCGTGAACGCCAAGGGTAAAACAAAATCTTTCATTTCTTATCACTTTTTACGATACTCACTTCTTGGATGTGAAACGCGCCTGAGCGGTCTATACACCCGCCAACAGCCGCGGTCAAATCGCCTGATTTCAGTCCACGGTCAACGAATGCGAACAGTTCGGCATCACGCGGCACGGTTTCTGGTTCGTCAACGAACTTAACGTCGCCAAATACTCGATCATCCATTTTTACGCGGTTTTTCGAAAAACGATATTACCAAGCCAACGATCAGCGTCAATAAGTATACGCCAAATCCTATAATTCCTATCGTTGATGCCGTCATATCTTATTTCTTTTTGCGTTTTGACGCCAAGCGGTCGTTACGGCCTGTGAGGCGGTTGAACTCGTCCTCCGTTACACGACGTACATCGGCTGGTATACGGACGCGGTTCATATCAACCAACCACGCGCCAACGCCAAAGCCGTGGACCGCGGGGGTGTCATCACGGCGGACGTTGGCCTCAACGTCAACACGCAATCCAGCGAAATAGTCCGTGAAGCCTATAATGGCGTTTACTTCGTTTACGCCAACACGCGGCAGGCGCGTCATTTCTTCGTACAGAGCCTTCCCCTTGGCGTTGGAGACACGCGGACGGTAGGTCCTCAACAGCGGGCTGTTCACCATCACCCAAGCGTCAGGGTCACGCGGCGGTTCGTTTTCGAATACCACCGTACTAACGCCACCAGCCCAAACCATTCGCAGTCCGCTCCAACGTGTTCCGCCAACTTTGCGTGTAAACGCTCGTGCGGCGTTCCAAGCGTGTAAGCGTTTCCACGCCAAGGCGTCTAATTTAGCGTAGGTCGCCGTGCCCGCGTCGGCAACGTAGTAGTATTTCAGTTCTTTTTCCATTACGGCAATTCTTTTTCCAACATCGCGTTGGCGTACAACAACGCGCCAAACACCGACTGGATGATATTACGATCGATAAACAGGTTGTTAGACTGGTCGATGGTTACCATCACACGTTCGTCGCTCATACGCTCAAAGCGAATACGCCCGTATTTCAACAGTTCCCACATCGCGTCCTCCAAAGTAAACGCTGGCTGATAACGGTAGTCTTTCAAACCGTCAAAGGCTCGTGCTGGGTGAGTCGTCAACAGCGTACCGGAGTACCGGCGACGACGTAACAGGAACCCCAACTGTTTTCGCGGCTTTATGCCCCGATCCAAGAGTTCTTTCGACGCCGGGGCCGTAAGTACGTCCGTACCCACTACCGACGCGTGGTGGGCCTGTTGCGAGCCGTAGCGCGTAGGTTCGGTGTCGGTGGGCTCAGGTACGCGCTCCAAGTTCCCTTCCAAGCATTCACGCGTGACTATTTCCGAGCGGCAGTCGGTGTGGTACCACTGGCCCTCGTAACGTTGCGGACGGCGTTCGAACCAATGTAACGTACCGTCGGCGTTGGCGGCGTAGTAACCCGGTTTCAGGCAGTGGGCTGTTGAGGGTTTCAACGCCACCCACTCACCCGGTTTGAGCGTTGAGCCGTGAAGCAGTATGGCTGCCTGTTGGGGGGTAACGCCCACGGTGTCGCTTTCGCTGAAGTACAACGCGCCGTTCTGGACGATGGGGTGCTGATCGGCCAAGACGTAGCCGCCTGACTCCTGCCTAATCAACCACGCCATAGTCCTTCAGTATTTCGTAGAACTCACGCGGCCAAACGATATTGTCCGGCAGCGGTACCAAGAACGACCCCAAGGCCAAGGCAAACGCCCGTGCTACTTCTTCAACCTTCCAACCCGCAATTCCGCAACCGATTTTGGTCACGTAGAACCGCAGTTCGGGGTGTTGGCTGGTGTAAAGGACGAAGCGGTCACACGCTGCTACCAACTCGTCAAACGGTATACGTATTTTATACCTCAGGACTTCTGCGGTTCCGTATGAAAACGAATCCCAGTATCCCATCGTCGGGATGGCGTAGCTTTGGCCCTGCGGCCCTTCGGGATTGCCGTTGACGGCGCCAAAACGCATCAACGCTGTATAGGCCGCACCGCCGCAGTGGTCACCGTCGGTGTTAGAGCCAAACACGAACACGCCGTCGTCGGGGAGTCGGCCAATATTTTCGGGTGTAAATTCCATGGATGTTAGATTTCTTCGATTTCTCCTCGTTGGAGCATTTTCTTGTGTTTTACCAAGTCGATCGACGTTGTAGAACGCGATCCGTCGGCGCCGATAAACTGAACGCCAAGTTGCTTTTCGTTAGGACGTATCTTCAGTACCTGAAAAGGAACGCCTGTAGGGTGGGTGTACGTACCGCCAACGCGGAAGAACCGTGCTTTGCTTTTATTGGCCATCGGTGAGGGTGTTGAGGCGGTTGATGATACGGTTGAAGTCGGCTTCGAGGTCGATGAGGGTTTTTTGGCCTTCATCGCTGGCGTAGGTGCATTTCTCGGAGATGAGGTTGCTGATATTGTGGGCGAGCATCCTCACGTTGTTACGCCGAGCCTCGTAGAACAGGGCTTCAATCTTGCGCGGTGAAGCGTATCGAAAGGTCGAATGCCCGGTTTGGTGATGTTCGGAGGGAACCATCACTTCTTCCTCATCGCGGCGTATACGACGATGAGCCGTGAACGGTTCGACTTGGGCGTTTACCGTCCCCGATATAGGGTCCATACGAACCAACCGCACGTAATCTTCACTTTCGTGCAGCGAAACGCGGAAAATACCCAATACCTTCCCGCAGTACTCTTCGTACACCAAGTCACCTTCGAAAAGGTACTGCGGGTGTACCGGAGCGACGCGGAACTGCTCGTGGGTGATGATGTCGGGGTAGCAGTTTTCCTTACCTTCGTACACGATCATCAACGCCGCCTCTCCTCCTTCGTCTTCGCCAAATGACTTACGCACGCTGGCTTGACCAACGATGGTGAACGCCTTGGTCTGCTCACCGCGGTAATACCACATACCGCTGAATTTCTGAATACGATCTATGCAGCTCATACTATTGGTAGTTTTTCGAAAGTTCTTGAAATTTGTGGTGATACTCGTTTTGGCGGCTGGCATTGCCAATACGTTCACGCCAAGCGGTGATGCCTTCGCCCACCGGCAGCACGTTTTCGTACTGGGAAACTTGGCGCTGATCAGCCCACGAACGCTGAGCCGTGGGCATCATATAGGCCACCACCTCCCACTCGTAGGGCGAATGGAGGACGTTCTTCAGATAATCGTAGTGGACCACCATTTCGATGGGGTCCTGAGTCCGGAACGCGAAGTCCGGGTCGGCCGTTTCGGAGAAGCCACGGCCACGGCCAATCAACCCCGACCGCAACCACTGGTGATAGGAGGGCTTGCCGGAGTCGTTAGTTCGCTTCAAAAGGTAATAAAGAGTCTTCATTGTAGTGTTTTTGTAATCACTTCTTGATAACGTTGGCGATTTCACGCGGTGACGGAACGCCGCGTTGTTGGCGTGACGGGTGGGGACGCTTGATGGGTTCGTCGTCGTGATCCTCAATGCGGTCTTCAGCCTTATTGAGTTCGTCGTCGTAAGCCTTGGACTGGATATCGTCCTCGGAAGGGTTGGCTGATGTCATGGGTCGATTGGTTTAATGGTACGTATATTAATGAGTTCTTAGCGCGGGTGATAGCCACGTATTTGAGGTTGAGTTCTTGCTCTTGCTGCCACGGTTGAGTAGCCCAACGTGAGGGTATCAACTCTGGCGCCAAGAAGAACACGTTGTCGTTTTCCAACCCTTTCGATTTGTGGATGGTCATCAGCAGTATACCTTCCAAGTCGTCGGTGAAAATTCCCTCGATTGTTTCACGTAATTCCATCACCGTATCGGCTTCAACGGCCAAGGCGCGTATCACTTCGATCTTCTCGTAGAGTTCGTCCATTTTAGGCGACGCGCTGGGGTTTTTCCAACCTTTAGTGCGTAATTTCTGCTCCAGTTTGTCGGCTTCCTTCCAAAGCAGTTTTTCCAACTGGTCGATGGTACGCGCTCCGGTCTTGTTGATTAGGTCGATAAGGCTGTGGCCAATGTCCTTACCTCGAACGCGCGATTTGATCTTGTTCTTCAACAGCCAAAGGTACACCTCTACCAACGGCCGCAGGTTACGGCAGATTATCCAATCGCCGTCCTCGATGTCGTTCAACGAACCGAGCACGACTTCGCCTTCATGAGCGCGTTCGTAGGGGCGTATGTAGGGGACAATCTTCTCGGCTTCTTCAACGATACGCCGTCCACAGCGGTAACACACCGAAAGCGGCATTTCGACGCTACTGCCGTTTAATTCGGCCAACCGGGCGTAGCTGTTAGCGTCCGCTCCGGCGAAACCGTATATCGCCTGACGCGGGTCGCCAACGGTGATTAACCGTGAACGGCGATCCAGTACGCGCTTTATGAGTTCGTGCTGGAGAAGGCTCATATCTTGGCTTTCATCGACCAGCACCACCTCATACTTACGGAACCGCAGCGTGGGGTCCGTTACCGGCATATACAACATGTCGGTAAAGTCAAACTGCGTGTGGTCGTTGATGCCCAGCAGGAAGGTCTCCAAGGCCAGTTGCTTTTCCAGTGGGCCGCAGTCGATGTCGTGATAGTCACACAACGACTCAATTTCGCCGATTTCAGGACGGCAAAGTGCCGTGCGCATCAGGTCTACTATCTTCGGAATTAAATAGACCAAATAGCCCTTTTTGCGCCTTAACAACAGTTCCTGAACCTCTTCGTCGTGAGAGTGGCGTTTCAGCACCACTTCCAACTTGGCGATGGACTTATTAGGGTTCATCTTGGCGGCGTTGCCGTATCGACGTAGTAACAACCGCCACCCGTACGAATGAAGCGTCATGATATCGACGTTAGGGCGCGTGTTACGGGCTTGCAACTCCTTAACGATGGAGTTGTTAAAGGCCATGAAGATGATCGATTTGCCGCGGGGTATACGTTCCAAGCACCCCAGCAGCGTGGTGGTCTTACCACTACCGGCCACGGCGTTGACGTTGATATTGTGGTCGGTAGTGGCTACCTCATTGTATATGGCTTGTTGATAAATGGAAGGCTCGAAGGCCATGACGATCTTGTTTTACGATTTTGGGTACTGGGTTAACCACGCGTCGATGTCCAGTAAATCCATTTGACGCTTTTGTGAAACTGGAAATTCAACGCCTTCTGGTTCTGTACGATGGCTTCCAGTTTCGACAGCACGGCTGCCTTACCCCGGTTCATCTCCACCGACTCTAAGCGTATAAACGCTGTAATGTCGTAGCCCGACACTTCGCAGTAGTCGATCGACGCCACGTTGGATTCAACTGACGGTGTAAACTTATTCACCAAGAACACAAGCGGTTCGCCCGTGTACATCCAAACCTCCAAAACGGCAAAACCGCTTTCCAAGATGGTGGTGATGGTTTCAATCTTTCTTTCCATTGTGATACTCTTTTTTGACGTTTTCTAATAGTTTTTTCATCCGTACCAACGCGCGGCTGTAGAGGTTCTCGGTGACGTCAGGGTTGTCGGCCAAGAACTCGGACTTTCGCTGGCCAGCCAAGCGCGACATCACGATACGCCGTTCCAAGGCTGTAAAGCCAAACGTGTCGAACGTGATCTCCATGTCGTTGACGTGGCCGGGGGTCCGCATATCCGGGTGCGACGATTCAACGGCTTCCGAAATATCACCATGACGCGCTTTGAGGTTCTTCTTATAAAGGGTGTAGAAATTGCGGGCGATGGACTTATTGAAGTAGAAGTAGAAGTTCGCTCCCGGAAGGATAGTGAATTTCTCCAAGCATTTATCAAACATCGCGTAGCAATCGGCAATGGCTTCATCGCGCGACGGTATTTCAGGCGCGTTTGAGCCGTTGAGCAGGTTGATGTAGTTGGTGATATTCTTCAGTACGATATGCCCCATCATCCGGAACACCAAGTTGCGATACGCAGCCACGCGGCGCGGGTCGTCACAGTGGCGGATGATTAGAATGTACTTATTCACCAGCCCGATTCGGTATTTGAATAGCTGGCGAAACATTTGACCCTCGACCGTTCTTCGCATAACACGCTACTTTTTCAACATCGACTTGGCTTCGGCGCGAACAGCTGCCAGTTTGGCGCGACGTTCCGGAGCGATTTGCTTCTTGAAGTGCTCGTGCGAGCGCCGTTTTAGCGACTCCTGTTTTTGCTCCTTGGACATGGCCCGGAAGCGTCCAAAATACACACCTTTCAGGTCGGTGGGCGTTTCCTTCTTGATCTCTTCGCGTATCTGACCGCAGGCCGGGCACGGCGATTGCTTACAGAAGGGTTCGCCGTTGCGTAGTACCACGCTCACGGAAGAATAGTAGTCACGCTTTTCATAGCGGGAACAGTCGGGGTTTTTACACACAAATTCCATAGGGCAGTATTATTGGCGGCTACCGTACAACGCAATCAACATCGCGTCGCAAATGGCCAAAGTTACGTTGAATTGCGGAAACAGCTGCTGGGCCTTGGCTTTGAGTTTGTTCTTCCACTCGGCCTTGGTCATCTTACCGCGAACGCCGAGTTGAAATTCCTTCTGCCATTTCTGGGGTGTTACGGTCTCGGTCGGAATACGACACGCCAACAGCGCCATCTCCAAATGACCGTAGCCGCGGCCGAAATTGAACATCGCGTTGGCCCCGTTACCCGGTATGCCTCCAACCTTCTCCAAATAGCATTTCGAGTTGAGTGAATGGAGTTTCAGGAACGCCAAAAGGTCAGTTGGTGTTTCGGGCATCTTTATTGCCGCCACCAGCTGACCTTTGTCGAGGGAGTAGACCCCTATACCGCCTGCCGCGCCGGGGTCTATGCCGATAATTAATCGGTCCTTGTAGTAGGTTGTTACGGATGATTTCATCGTTATATCTTATTTGAAACTATAAGATAATAACGTTGGTGCGAATCATACCCTTGAACCACCCATCAGGTACGGGAACTCCCTTTGGTAAACGTTTATTTTTCAATCCATTATTAATCCATACAAATTTCGTTCCGGTTAGCGGATGTGGATGGGTAGAATAGTATTTCTTCATCCGTTCCGACACCACATTTTTATGTTTACTATAATATTTCTTGTTAGCTTCAGAAATTTTGCGTTTAGTATCATCCGACATTGCGCCTCGTACACGCCCTGACATAATTTCCGAATGTCTTCTTTTCCATTCTTCGGTGTGATGTTTACCGCGCAACGCCTCGGCAACTTTGTTTATGTGCTCTTGAGTCTTTTTCTTTCCTCTTAACGCTTTCGATATCTTTTCGCGGTGTTCTGCAGTGATAATTCTCCCGATAAGAGATTGGGACTTCTTGGCTTTTGACTCTTCTGATTGCTTAATTCCTGTCATCCGAATCCTTATTGCTTCTCGCGCTGCTGGAGAAGATAACCTCCGTTTAGCGGCGATTGACATTTTACACTTAACCTCAGGAATTTTAGCCGGGTTTACTTGACCAAACATATTCGATGAACCCGGAAGGATGTTATATCCTATGTCCTTTTCAGTCGAGTGCAGCTTCTTGATGTAAAGCATCTCCCAAGCATCCAACTGAGGTTGTGTGTCGCAAATACGGAGCGTTTCACGCTTGAAATTCTCAGGGCCGTAATGTCTAACAGCTAAGAGCAAGTTCCTTCCGCTTCCCAAATACCCGTCGAATTCGTCAGATTCACAAACGTGTTGACCGATGTAAATCTTGCCGTTGACGAGGTTCGTAGTTTTGTAAATTATACCGTACATATTACCAGTTTTGTACGGTTATAATTGTTTAGTAGACTTATTAGACAAGTGTAGAAACGCCGTCTATTTTACGAACACAAATAACGCTATCAAAGAAAGAGGGGTCTTCTATATTCTGAGTGATGAGTAAAATGGTTGTTTTAAGCCGTTTCATCGTTTTAACGATAGACATAGTTCCAAGTGAATCAACCCCGCTTAGACTTTCGTCTAATAACAACATGTCCAAGCCGCGTCCATCGGTGCTCATGTTAAGCAAACGCTGAACTCCTAAAAGAGCTGCAATACCTACTCGTTGTCGCTCACCGCCAGAGTACGTTGCGTAACCGTTAGTAGATATTCCATCCGAAGATATGAAGACTTCCATTTTATCACGCGCATCGCCATTCTTAAGCGTTTGAAACGGAGTAATATGTAAGCGAAAATCCATGTCCATTATCTCCAAGAATCGGTTGGCGCTACCTGTCAAAGCGTCAATCGCTTTGTTAGCGAGATACGTAGTGAACCCGTTCTTACCCATGTGAAAGTCCCAGAACGCCATCGACTCGGCCAAGTACCGGAAGTCGGCTAATTCAGCCTTGGCGGTTTTGAGTTCTGCCTTGGTGGCCTTAATCTTGGCTTCAGCGGTTTTTATCGACGCGTCTTCGTCAGCAGCACGCCGGGCTTCTTCAATACGTTTCTGGAGATCGTTCTTCCGGCGTTCGACGTCATCCATTTGGCGCTTCAAACGGTCAGCGCGTTCACGAATAGCCACCATCGAACGTTTCACACGGCTCAATTCCGACTGGAGTTGATCGTAGTCGCGCTGCTTGTCTTCCAAGGCTTCCAACGCCTCTTCAGCCGTCTTAACGGCAGCAGCCAACTTCACGTCATCAGCCTCGCGTTGCGTGATTATCTTACGAATCTGGTCCGGTGTGAGATCGAACTCGGCGTTGGGTATGAAGCGTTCGTGACATTTGGGACATTCGATGGCTCCCTCCAGCGCCAACGCCAATTCCTCCTTGGCGCGACGGTTCTTCTTGCGCTCCTTCTGGGCTGCGGTGATCTTACCTTCCGCTGCGGCGATATCGTCCACGAAGTTAGGCGCAGTTTCCAACTGTTGTTCCAGCGCGGTACGCTTCGTCTTTTCTGTTTCAAACTCATTGCGGATTGCCTGAGCCTGAAGCCCAAGTGCCGCGGCGTCGTTGATATACCCTTCCAAAAGGCCGACTAATCCAGCGATGTTGGCCTCAGCGGTGTTGTTGGCCTTCAACTCGCGAAGGTTCTCTTCGAGGGTTTCACGCCGGGTGTCCAGCGTCAGAATCTTGGTCTCGTACTCGGCCACGCGCTCGTCAGCGGCCTTGTGATCGGCTTTGATGGCGTCGAGCACGGGCTGGAGCATATCGGCGTTGGTGATACGGTTGAGGATTTCCTTCTTGGTAGTATCGGGGGCGGTCAGAAAGTTGTACTGACGGTCTTGGCTGATGATGTAGTAGCGGAGCAGGTCCTCACGGCTCAACCCAAGTAACTCCAACACGCGCTTATCAACCTCGGCCACTGACGTCAACTGCGTGTTCTCGCGGTCGTTTTCGAACAACGTAGCCTTGGCGCTGCGCTTACGGTAGAAGCGGCGTTGAATCTCCATAGTCTGGTGAAGGACGTCGTTCGCCAAAGACATAGTCACCCACGCTTCATCGCGTTCGCGGTTGATGGCCTTATCGCGCGTGATAGGGGTATCGCGCGGTAACAGGTCGCCAGTCAACGCCAACGATATTGCCTCGAACAACGTCGATTTTCCCGACCCGTTATTCAGCGACCCGCGGTCCGTGCGGTTATCACCAAAGATCACCGTACACTCACCGCGCTTGAACGCTACCTCAGCCCGGTCGCGAAACGCGAACAAGCCGCCAAATTCTATTTTTACAGGATACCACATATCACAATTCTTTAAGCATGGCCAAACCTTCCTTCATACGTTCGCCGCGTATTTCACGCTCTTTGCAGAACTCCATGAAGTTCTTAACGATGGTAGATTTACGGAACGTGACGATCTTCTCCGGGTCGGAAGCCGTAGCCATCGCCGCGGCGGTTTCATCGGCCTGAAACTTGATTTCAATGCCCGCGGCCGAGAACTCCGAGGCGTTCAGTTTTTCGCAATCGGCTTTAGAGCCAGTTACGACGATTCTGACGCGATCAAACGTTTCGCCGGAGTACTTATCCATCAGGTTCCGTAAAGTCGCTGTATCGGTCGCTGAGACGCTTTCACGGATATACCGCGGGAAGCGCAGCGGATGGTGCTCCCACGTACCGTCGTCGTAGATGATGGTAACGCCCTTGTCGTCGGCCGTTTCGCCAAAGTTGTTCTGGCACATCGAACCGAGATAGTGAACCTTTTCACCCACGTCCGAGGCGTTGTGGTAGTGACCCACGAACACCGCGTCGTAGTTACGGAACATATCCGGGCGGATGTCGCTTTCAACCTGCGTACCGTCGTTATTACGAACGCCCTCCACGGCCACGTGCGTGATCATGAACCGCGGGAACTGCGCCTTACCGTTTCGCCGGGCTTCGGCTTCCAAGCCGTTATCAACGGCCAGTTTCTCTTCCAGCCATTTGGCGTCACCGTAGTAGGGTATCAGCACGAACGACACGCCGTCCCAGTAGAACTCCGACCCCTGACTTACGATAGTAGCTGCGCCGGGACACACACTGAGGTAGCTGCGGTCGGAATTCGGGTCGGTCTTGTCGTGGTTGCCCGGTATGGCTACCACCTCCAGTCCACGCGCTTCGGCGTCTTCGGTGATTTCACGCCACGTGTCGAGGACTTCCAAAGGTTGTGCCGAGCGGGACGTGAATACGTCGCCGCCCAGAATCACAATCTTACAACCTATTTCTTCAGCCAGCGCGAACGTCTGGGCGAATAAGTCCCGGACCACCGCCACGTTGTCCTTCGACAAGTGGGGGTCGAAACCCAAGATGGCCACGGGGCTTTTGTACGATTTTCGCTTCATAAAAGATCAGTTTGCCGTAATAAACGCTGGCCGTGGCTACTCTTCCGCAACCTCGGCTTCCTCCATCATCTTCTTGCGCCACTCACGGAGGTCCCTGTGGCGTGAAGCGGTGATGACCTTGCCGAGTGTATCCAGCAACGGGTTCTGGTCGTAGTACAGTTGATAGAGTTCGCGGTCGGACTTCC